GAAGTCCATACCTAGACCAAATACGTCTGCAAAGTATGAGCTTGTTGATAGTGACATACCGATACGGTTCACTTCTGTACGTGGAGCTAATTTCTTAACATCCCCTGTACGATTCATGTTGTCACGATCATAGATGTAATACTTGTCTGACTGCTTCTGTACACCGACGATTGGGAACACTTTGTCCGCAATGAAGTTTGTATCTGCTTGTGCGTAAGCGATAGTCAAGTTAGTAAGTGGTTGATCCAGATGTACACTGGATGGTGTTAATAATGGCATAATATATATTCCTTAAATTAAGCGTGAGCGTTAGCGGCTAGGATCAATTCGATTGCGATGATTTGACCGTCAACACCTGCTTCGTAAGCACGACCAACGATGATGTCACCAGAAGCCGCATTGACAGCTTTACCAGCGGCATCGATTGCCACGTCATCTGCTATAGTTACGGTTCCACCACATTTTACCATGACTTTACCTGAGTGAGTTATTGTGCAAGCATTTCCAGCTTCAGCACCTACAGCTATTACACCGATAGTACCTTCACCGTCTCCAGCTAAAACAGCTTTAGCGGCGGCATCCATTTTTGCAAATAAGAATTGAGAGGTGCTAAGATCAGCACCAGCGATTAGAGTGCGGTTGTCGCGTGATTGCGTTACAGCCATGATTATTCCCCTTTATAGGATTTAGTGATAAGAGCTTTACCTTCATCGGTCTTTGCGACAGCAGAGTATGCTACAGCGTATTCGCTCTTCTTCATTGTGTTAGTGTCCATATAAGACTTTACAAGTGCATCAAGTTTATCTGAAGCGGTAGTAAACTCACCGTCAACATCTGCCTTGCCTACTTCTTCCATAGATGAACCAAATGCTTTATCAGCGGCTTTTAGTACACCCATAACTTCTTCATTAGTCTCAAATGATTTGACTAATTCTTTTGCTGTAGCTACGTCAAAGTTAGGAAGGTTTTCTTCCGCTTTAGTTGTTAGCTCTAAGTCAGCTTTAGCAAACTCAGCTTCTTCTAACGCCTTTAAGATAGGTGCTGGAATGTCAGCTTTGTTTATTTTGTCGCCTTCGTACTCAAGGAACTCTTCTGGAGCTTTCTTTTCGATAGCGTCTGATTTGATTATGTAGCCGTTCTCAATTAGAGATTTACGTAAACGCTCATTCTCTGCTTTAAGAGTTTCGACTTCAGCATTAGCTTTGTCTACTTCAGCTTCTTCTGCTTTCTTCATGTCTGCGTTATAAGCCTTCATAGCTTCTTCTTCAGACATACCTTTGTCCATGTAAGGTTTCAGTTTACCTAACATCTCATCGGACATTTTTACTGTTGTTTCTAATTCTTCGTTCATAGTTTCCCCGTCGAAGTTGTCGCGCTTAAATAACGATACCATTGCCTCAGCATTGGCTGGACGATCTACCAAAGACAATTCGTCTAATTCAAGCATGGTTAAAAGGTTAGCCATTATAGTCTTCCTTTGTTGCTCTGCCACCAATGCTAAAGGCGGCTAGTTCACCAGATTTTACCTTAGCCCAGACATCATCGTTATATACTTTAAACGCTACTATCCAACCTTCTCGGTCACTCTGGATGCCAAGAGAATCACCAATTTCTTTAGTGATAGGCATAGAATGGATAACGGCCCCAATCTGCTCACCCTTGTGCATTTCTTTACCTACACGTACATGCTCCATAAACTTGTTTACGGCACTTACTAACGTGTCAGGTCTAATTACATCGCCTTGTCTATCGACTACTGGTTCACCTTTTTCGGTTACTACAGAAGCCCAGCCATAGACCATGCGTTGTTCTTCATCGGTCTTTAATATTTGACCTGTAATATCTTTAGTCATACTTCCCACTGTGCTACCACTCCACATTCTACAAGACCAATATCTTGCTGAGGTTTTATCTTTAGCCGTACTACATGAGTGTCGGCTCCTAAAGTTAGCTCTAGCTTTCGGATCATCTCGACGAATTTCCATGTTAGGGTCGCCGAATGTAACTTTTACAGTCTTGTCACCAGACTTAACGTATACACCAAACTTCTTACTAGAACCTTTTGGTAGTCTAAAAGGCTTGTTTAGTGGCTTATCTGCTTTGTCTACAACCTCAGCGTATTTGTTTAAGCTAGTCATCTTGTGACCAACAAACTGATTACGTGGTTTACCTTCATCATCAATTAGCTCTATACGTGCCGCTGGTTCCTCTTTAGTACCTGTTATCTTTACAGGTATGTTAGGTACCGCACCGTCACGGTGTATGCTTCTTATGATACCTCTTGCTGTACCACCTGACGAAGACCAACTTACTCTATCTCCTACCTTAGCCATTAGTCTAAGTCCTCCTTAATAATAATAGTAAAGTAACCATTGTTAGGGAAAGTCTCTATTGTACTGTCAGAATAAGTAACTTCTACTTCACCGTAGTAAGTGCCAGCAGTATTAGTATCAGCCGCCAACCAAGAGTATTGTACTATACCACCTGTTGCATTTGTAATTGTCATAGGGGCATCTACCTTAAGAGTAGTTGCTCCAAACGCTTTCATATGAAACCTTACAGTAGAACCTGCAATGTTTACTGGGACACTGTTTGCATCTTCAAGAGTTACTGCCAACTTAGGGCTAGTATCATTTGTTTTAATTCTAAAAGCCATCAGACTATCTTCACCTTCTTGTTTAGCCAAACTTAACTGAGTTGCTGTTTTCTATCTTTACTTTATTACCTATACGCCTATCACCTATATTAACCACTCTACCTGAAGACCCATTGTAATAAGGTTTACCTAACACTGGTATTCCTGTAGTAATATCTTCCGACAATAAGCCTTGTTGGCTAACTATCGGTAAGTTAGGTACTTCTGGTATTCCTGTAGTAACCTGAGTAGGAAATAATATAACATTATAAGCTAGAGTAGAATCATCTAACACTGGAATCCCAGCTAGTAACTCCCCAGTGGAAAGTGATTCATCTACTAGAATTGTTACACTAGGTAATTCTACAGGACCTGTATTAAGATCTCCAGCGGAAAGTAAGTCCTCTCCCTGTAGTGTTATGTTAGGTACAGTAGGGGGAGCAGTGTTTAAGTTTGCAGTAGATATTATGTGGTCTTGCTGTAAGCTAGAGCTACTAACTACTGGAACACCAGAAGTTATAGATACTGCAATAAACGTACCTTCTTGTGACATAGTTACAGAAGGTAGACTTACGTTACCAGTATTTAAGTCTGAGCTAGTAAGAATTTGAACTTGATCTATTACGACAGTATTAACAACAGGGTTGCCTGTAATAATATCCCCAGTGGAAAGTGCCTTACTTACATTAAATAGAGGTGTCCCTACAGATGGTTGACCAGTAGTAATAGGTAGTGTACCTAAAGTCTCATCCTCTTGGAATGTAACAGAAGGTAAACTTACAGCACCAGTAGTAATAGGTAGTGTACCTAAAGTCTCATCCTCTTGGAATGTAACAGAAGGTAAACTTACAGCACCAGTAGTAATAGGTAGTGTACCTAAAGTCTCACTCCCTTCGAATGTAACAGAAGGTAAACTTACAGCACCAGTAGTAATAGTACTAGCTGTTAAATCATATTCTACACTCCCAGTACCCGCAAAGGTAGAGGACGCAAAAGGGCTAGTACCAAACATTTATTTCTCCCTAGTTCTAGTCACCTACATATCTCTTATCTTATGGGTGGTTATTACTATTTATACTGCTGATGAACCACTCATGTCAGCTTGCGCCATGACCCAAGTATAACACTTAGATAGGAAGTCATCACCTGCTGTAGCTTCGATAGTTGCTAGAGGTGCATTGTATCTACGGAAGTCCACAGGATGTGTGTCATCTGTTGGTGTTGCTGTAGCAAACCCAGAGCAGTCGATCATTACTGAGAAGTTGTCACCTAATTCTCTCGAGATTGCCGCAGTTACTATTCTGAAGTATGCACCAGAAAATGCTGTGCCATACTGGCTCGATGTTAAGTCTAATTGTATTGCCATGTTAAGGCTCCTTTAAGTTACGGCTTTGTAGGCCAAGTTAT